CGCCCTCCATGTGGTACCCCGATCTCGACCCAGAAACAATGCAGGCCCTCTTAAGACGTTTGGAAGTAGTACATTGTCCAATAAACATGTTTTAAACGATTCATACTTTTATTTTTAGCCCTAAGAAGGATTTTGCTCATCCTCACGAGTATAAGCTGTTTCAGCAGTATTCACAGTATTGAAATCGTCATAGCAATACATTTTCTGTCGCAAATTGAGTTTAACCGGGCCAGCTGCTGGAATAATTCCACCTGAAGTCCATCCAGCGGGTTCTGGCATAGACAATTTGCAGTGGTAGGTTGATTAAATCAACAGAGAATTACCGAGAGTAACATTAGCGGCGGGTTCATTAACATAACCAACGACAGTGGCAGGAACATTACCAACAGTGAGATCATACTGGACAATCACCACTGAATATATATCCTGCTTTCCTTGGTATGTATAATTACCATTTTGAATAAACTTGCCACCATCATAAGTCATTGATGGACCTTGGATGGTTTCTTGAATAGCTTGGCCTGGTTCCAAAGTGTAATCAGTCTCTGACGAGGAAAAGAACTGTTTAACCTGATCAAAAGTATTTGGATGGATAAACAATGAGTTAACAGTTACTGCTGGGGTACCAATAAGACGCCCAACAGCACCCATGTCAACAACAGCATTTTGCCAAGCAAATAAGGGTGAAAAAGCTGCTTGCTGAGACTTAGGAGTAAACAACATATGCTTAATCCGAATAGTACGCAACGTGTTGTTTTTAAACCGCATGACCGCCCATTGTTTATGAACATCTATAATTGTACCCCTTGCATCGAAGTTTAAAAGGTCCGTGTTGGTAGGTGTTGCATTGGCGGGCTTCGAATTCCATAAGCGAGAAGCTGCATGGAGAACATTTGCATAACTGAACACTGAGCCATGCGAAACTTGAGGACACAGCATTGTTTCTGAAACAGCTGTTTTGTTAGTTACTGGACTTGGCATTTGCTGTGCAAGATAATTGGCTTGAAAATAACCGCTAAGCTTTCTTGCTTGTTCACATAGTTTCACCTTCTTTCTAAACTCTGCTGAAATTTTGACGCGTTTCAAGCCTCTAGGTTTGGGACGGGTACCTTTGGAAACTTTCTTGTTCGGAAGACGTGTGCTGAGACCGGTTAACTCTGAAACTGCAGTAGATGGACCGGATCGAGAGGATTTAAAGGATCTAATGGTTGGCATTGAGGCAGTGCTTCCGCGGCGTACCGAAGCTGCAGCAGACTTTGCCCAACTTGTAATTGCCTTCCGATGTTTGTAAGCAATTCTGGTTCCCTCGTAAAGGTCTCGTAAATGAGATCGAGGGCCAGAACGTGTAGAACTTGGAGTAGTTAATTGTCTTGGCATTTGGGTAAGTTTATTTGACGTTTTGATGGGTATTGTCCCGCTTCCCATGTCCCGTCGATGTAGTAAGTAACACTGGGAGAGATGGGACATCTCTCGTCTTACTACATCTTTGTCACTAGGGTGCTATGGCCTGCTCCTCCGGCTCCCGCCTCCGTCCGCGGTTTTTTATAGTATAAATGTGCTTGGCCATAAGTGCTAGGTTGTTGCCTAACCCTAAACCCTGGCCCTGGCCCCTAACCCTAACCCTAACCCTAAGCGGCCGAGCGGGCCCGGGCGGCCGGGGGCTCACACGGAACCCGCCGTTCTGTGACCGGTCACAAAGTGCCACTTGGAGTATATAAAGAACGACTTTTTATTGATATTTATGTCCTCGATCTCATGTCCAGATCAGGAAAGCACTGGCTCCTCACCATTCCTGAAGGAGACTGGGACGTCCCAGAATCGCTGCCCCCCGGAATCTGCTATCTCAAAGGACAACTGGAAGAAGGTGCAGGCGGATTTCTCCACTACCAAGTCTACACCATTTTGGATCTTAAATCCACCCTTGGAGCATGCAAGTCATTCTTCTGTCCAACCGCCCATTGTGAACTCACACGATCTCAAGCGGCAAGGGACTATGTATGGAAAGAAGATACCAGAGTTGCCAACACGCAATTCGAGCTTGGAGAACTCCCCATGCGCCGACAAGAGCCAACGGACTGGATCAAGATCTTTGAAAGTGCCAAAACCGGTGAATTTGATACCATCCCCCGTGATGTACTTGTTCGCTGTTACCACCAACTGCGTTCAATCCGCAATGACCATTCAAAACCGTTGGCTCAACTGCGATCCTGTGTTGTCTACTGGGGACCTACAGGTACAGGGAAATCGAGGCGTGCTTGGGATGAGGCAGGGATGGAGGCTTACCCTAAAGATCCTCGCACCAAATGGTGGGATGGATACCTTGATCACCCTCACGTCATCATTGACGAATTCCGAGGCAGCATTGATATCTCGCACATCCTCCGCTGGCTTGATAGGTATCCGGTACGAGTGGAAGCTAAAGGTCAATCCTTGCCTTTGCGAGCATCCAGAATATGGATTACATCAAACATTCCGCCCTCCATGTGGTACCCCGATCTCGACCCAGAAACAATGCAGGCCCTCTTAAGACGTTTGGAAGTAGTACATTGTCCAATAAACATGTTTTAAACGATTCATACTTTTATTTTTAGCCC